AATCCCATGCAGTTTGACCAGGTGTCCAGATTGCAGCAGTGCTTGAAACTGTTGCCGTTTCTGTACCAGGCACAAGTGCATCACCAATGCGACTGAGAACCTCTTTAACAATCGTTCTGAGATCTAGCGAGGCTGGAGCATAGTTAATGGCTTGTACTAGCGCGTAGTCCTGCAGCAGTGCCTCATCTGAGGCCAGCTGGAAAGTCATTGTGCCCTCGTTGAGATCTAACGTGCGAGAGCGCACAGTAAGGTCAAAGCCTCTTCGATGGTTGTTGTTGATTCCGTCTGGGTAGCTGCGGTAATACTTCTCAGAGATAGCACTAAAGAGCAGGCCTGCCCATGCTGTGGTCATTCCTGCGATGGTTCCCCCACTAAAGATGCTTGAGAGCGTGTCTAGCTTGTTGGAACCGGGTTGGTTGAATGGGGCAAAGTACCAGGCAGAGAGCTCCCCAATGGTCTTGCTTGTCCATTCAGTAGTCACGTGAGCAATAGTGAATCCTGTGTGAGCTGCAGTTAGTGCAGAGAGCTTGTCGGAGACTCCATATTCCTGAGTTGTAAAGACTTTGAGGCGTGCTCCAGTGCGTGGATCTAAAGCATCAAGTAAATCCATGTCGAGGACGGTGGTGAGCGAGCCCTGAACGTAGGGTGCCCATGTTTCATCCATGGTGATGTCTGCAGTTTTGACACCTATCTTTTGGGTGCCGACCCATGCTTCTATCTCATGCAGGCTGACTGTCATCCGAGCACCTCTTGGAAGTCAACAGAGATGTGCCAGCTGGTGAAGTCGTCTGAGTCCAGCACTGATGAGATGCTTCCAACGGTTACAAAGCGGAAACCATCTAGCCATGTCTCATCATCTGAGTCAACAAGGAATACCAATGGGAGTGCAAAGAGTTCACGTGCCTCTTCTGCAGCAGTTTTGGTTGTGTAGAACAGCTCTAGGGTGCCTGTGCGCTTGCCTGCAGGCTTGAGAGTGATGTCTGGGTCGCTACGGCCAATGATCGTGTGGACGACGTTGCGTGCTTCTTGTGTGCTTGACCAGGACTTGATGAGTGCTGGTGTTGTATCTAAGGTTCCTGAGGCGATGGTCGTTGTCATTAGTCCACGAGCTTTCCGTTGCGGTCTCGGAATTCAACCTTGATGATGGCTGTGCGAGCTTTGATGAGGTTGTCGAGGTCTTCCTGGGCAACAGTCGTGTTGACATCTGCTGTGATCTTGGCTGTGCGTGGCTTGTCAATGACGCCATCAAGATTGGTCTCGACACTTCCAGATGCTTCCTTGGATGCTTCTTTCCAGATGCGGTCAAGTTCTTTCCTTGTCGCAGGCTCAGATGACTTGTATCCGGCCAACATCTTTGATGCAGCTTCTACGCCGAGGCTGTCGAGGTACTTCTGAGCCTCTGGGGAGAGTCCTGAGGTAGTGATTGACTCTTGGTAATTCTTGAGAGCTGCCTCGCGCTCCTGCATTGCTGTGACATAAGCAGCAGTGTCAAACAGGCCTGTTTCAGCATTAACAAAATCTTCTACACTGCCTGCGAGGTCGTCATAGGAGTCATTTACTGCACTGACCATCTCTGCACGCGCTACAAGCTCGTTGCCACCAGAGGCCAGCCAGTCTTTCTCAATCTGAGCTGCAGCAGCTTGTTCTGCTTGGAGCTTGACGAGCTCTTGAGCAAGTATTCCTACTGCGATCTCTTTGGCAGATACCTGGTCAACGTATTCACCGTTGACTCTTACAAGTTTCTGCTCTTCTTCATAGGCCTTTTGTGCTGTTTTGACTGCAGCGTCTAATGCTTCCTTGTTTCCCGAATATGCAGCAGCAAGCTTGGCTGCTTCAATGCCAGTTTCTTTGGCTGCTTTCTTGATGTCCTCAAACTTCTTGGGAGCATCATCAGCGTTAGTGACAATAAGACGAAGGTTCTCGATAACTGCATCAAGGGCTGCAGATACTTCACCAGAGTCAACAATGGCTAGGCCAAGCTCCGAGATACGCTCTTTAGCTTTGTTAGCCTGCTCCTCAGCATCAGCAATAGCTTTAGCGACAATACCCATACCACCGGCTGCAGCAAGACCTGCTGCAACACCTGCAGGACCAAAGCCAATGAAAGCGTTAGCTGCAACCTCTTGGAAAGCGTCTGTGATTGAGCTGGCAGAGCCGTCAAAGCTTGCAGCAGCCTCTCGAGCCGTCTGGACTGATTCTTCTTTGAGGTTAGTTACGCCCTCAGATGCTTCCTGAGTGCCTTCCTTGACCTTTTTGAATGAGTCAGAGCCTTGTTTGCCAATCTGTCGGATCTTGTCTTCAAGTTGGGTGTATTCATCGCCTAGAAGTTCTGTTTTCTTCTGAGCATCTTTCATTGAGTCTTCGAGCTTGTCGCCAGTCTTATCTCCAGATTTGCCTAGCTCTTCAATTGACTCAACTGCACCATCAAGGGGCTCAATTACGCCATCCTTGATGCCTTTTTGAAAAGCTTGCGTTTCTGAGGCAACACTGACGCTAATGTCTTTAGCCATGGTTACCTACTCTCAAATGCTTCATGAAGACCGCGCATAACGGTCTGCACCCATAGGGATGCAATCTTGGGAATTACTTCTGCAACTGCTGGATAAACCACGTAACCCTTTTTGTTACGCGATCTGAGCTGTCCGACTGTGTTGCGGTTTCTAACTGTGAACTTGTTGCCTCGCACAGAGGTTGATTGGTATGTGCGACCTTGACCTGGTTGGAATCGGTCAGCACCGAACTCCACTGCATAAGCTGACTCTTTGGGCAAGAGACCACCGGAAAGTCGGCGGCCTACACTGGCTGATTTCAGGGTGACATTCTGGTTAGAGATTGCTACCCGGGCTGTATCAGCTAGTACCCGTTGCTCGAGCCTTGTCTGAGCGTTTTCTTTGACGGCCTTAGTCCATTCAGGACCTACAACTGCTTTTGTTTGCTGTCGTAGTTGCTTGGCCAGTTCTTTGTCCAGTGATCTCATTGCCAGAAGAACAGCTTGCAGCTCCTTTGAGGAGAAGATGCTGATTCTCATAAGCGTTCCGATCGAGGTGGACGCTAGTCGCCCTAGTGGTAGGCGTTCGACGACCTCTCACAACCCCTTAGGTGAGTAGGGCGACTAGCAGGCTTTGTTATGGGGTAACGATGGTGACTGGGCCAGAAATTGGCATGGTCACCGTGGTGACGGCTACAGAGTCAACTGCGCCACCGATGCTTCCTGGCTGGATGAGGCAGGTAGCTGCGAAAGTGTCGCCTACGCCGTCAACAGGCTGGAAGTGTACGAGCACGCTTTCGCCCTGGTGGTTGAACAGGTAGCGAGAAAGCGAGTTTGGAGTTGACCAGTCCTGAGCAAATGAAATGTTGGCAGTCCATTTGGTCTTTCCAGGAATAACCACATGGTTATCTCCCAGACCGTCAAAGTTCTGGCTAACTGGTGCAGGTACCAGCTCAACAGTTGAGGTTGCTTTCTGGTAGTCATCAGTACCCACTGTGAAGAGGGAATTCTTGAGGACAATGGGTTCAACGGCAATGGTGGCCATTAGGGTGTCTCCTTCTTGGTAGAAATCATGTTCATGGTGATGTCATAGGCGAGGCGGTTCTCGTCAATAACTTTGGTCGCGGTCTTCCACTCATAACCAAGCTCATCGAGTGAGTGGATAAGATCATCCACTTGGTCATCGAGCTTGTCCTCGGCTGCTTGAGTGTTGGCATTAGGTGCCGAGATTGTGACGACAAAGCCAATGAGGTGTTTGCCGAGTGGGGCTGCAGGCAGTCGCTCAATGGTCAACTGCTTGAGTTTGACGATGGTCTTTCCAACCTCGTCCATAGTTCCCATGCCGTCCTTGATAACCCAGTTACGGGGAATTAGTGGCTTGAGTGCGAGTGCAAGTGTTTTCCGGGGGAGCATTAGCCAACCACCGGGATACCACGCAATGGGCGTAGCTGTTGTTTGACCATCCAGTCAAGAGGGAATGAACGGATCATGAAAGTATCTTCACCATCTCCGCCAGATGCAGCATCTACCCTCGAAGAGTTGAGGATGTTGCGTGCCTGCATAAGCTGGCCCTTGACGTAGTGGTGAGGAATGAGTGCACCAGTTGCAAGAACTGGAGCGAACTCTATGACCTGGTGCTTGGCAATCTCGAGGAGCTCCCAAAGCACGTGATCGGGTACGACCTCAGCATCTGGCCACTGGCTGCGTGAATCATCAAGAGTTGCCCAACCGTCATCGCCTTGTACGACGATGTATTGGTTTTTGAGTCGTTCGCGAACGCCTGTGACAGTGTGGAGCAGGGTTACGCGCAATGTGTATAGGCCGGGCTCTTCGAGTAATGATTCAGTTGGCCACTCAAGAGTCAGGATGTCGTCGCCAATATTTGCAATGAATCCTGCTGACTCTATTTCGAGGCCGTCAGCGCCATAGAGCTTGACTTCAACAGCATCAAACTGTGTGAGATCAATGGGGTCGAATCCACGAACAGGCTCAACCACGATGTCATCTGCAGGAGTGTCTCCTACGTAATACGCCATGATTGAGCCTGTTCTGTGATGTGGATTAGATGGATGGGGCTTAGATTGCTGCGTCGCCCACGAGCACGAGAGCTTCTGCGCCCTCGGCCATGAACTGGGTGTAACCGACGACTGCCTTGTCAATACCGCCACGGGCGATGTCGAGTGCGTCGAGGGTCAGAGGTGCAGCACCTGGGAGCTCGTTCACGTGAGCTGCTTCGCGAGCAACACCGAGAACCTGACCGGCCTCGAGGGTTCCGGACTTGTCCTTGAGGACGAGAACGTTGCCGTCGGTGATGCCGTCAGTGCGGTTCAGGCTGAAAGTTACGTACTCAGGGATCTGGTCCTTGGGTGTGTAACGCAGGTCCTTCCAGACATCTGCTGCAACAACAACTGCAGTTGGTTCTGCGTCGGACTCGTCTACCAGGTCAATTGCCTGGAGAACCTTGCCGAGAGATGCGCTGTAGCCCGAGGGGAAGGTCTCAGCGTCAACCTGCGCACCTGCAGCAGCTGCAAGCTGTGCGAGGGTCCAGTAGTCGGTTACACGAGAGTACGAGTTCACCAGCAAGCGAACGTATGCCTCAATGACAGTACGGCCTGCAGGGATGTCGTAGAACTCGCGCGCGATGTCGTTACCAACACCCCAACGCTGGAATACAGAGGTGACTGCGCTGGTGGTTCCGGTGATGGAAGGCAGGTCTGCCTTGTTACCAGCCCATGCCTGGACTGCCTCGGAGCCAGTTGCTACGCGGAATCCCTTTTCGTCAATGGCGGTGATGTTGCCGTTGCGAATCAGACCCATGTAGCGACGCTGGTAAGCCTTCTCTGCGAAGACTTCGCCCAACCATGAAGGCTGGATTGCGGAGCCACCTACTGGGAGCTGTCCGCTTCCAGAGGTCTTGATGTCGGAAAGAGCTGCAAGCAGGTTTCCGGTAGCGTCTTCGCCCTTCATCACACGAGCGATGGAGTCAAAAACGTCACCTGCGGACATTTCCTTCTTGGTGGATGCAGCGAGAAGCTGCGTTGGTACTGCTGCCGGGGTGGTCATTGTGTTCTCCTGTGTGGTTTGGTCGGCGGGCGGTTCAGTGATTGTGGTGGTTGTGGTGACGGTCTTAGTGATGCGCTTAGTGCCATCTCCAAGGTCTTCGACCTCTTCAACCACGGTCTCCTCGGTTGCCATGTCAGCACCCGTGGACGAGGTTTCAGTGAACGAAGAAGTGCTCTCGGACTGAGCTGGGAGCTCCTGTCCATCAACAACAACGGTCTCGACCGGTGCGTTGGGATCTACGGGGGTATCAACAGCAGCTGCAAGTAGTGCTGCGCCAGGGAAAGCTCCACGCTCTACAAATGCAGCGCCGGTAAGCAGGCCAGAGATTGCCTTACCGCTACGGATCAGAACATCCTTGACCTCAGCGGAGAGAGCCATAGGCTTTCCGATTTCGCGCTTGGCCTGAATTTCTGCCAGAAGTGCATCACCCTGAGGTGTCTCTGCAATGTGGAATCGAGCAGTGATGCCTTCTGAGGTTTCCTCTGCTGCGAGGAAACGACCTCGAGGGTCCATCTGTGAGTGGCCCTCGTTGACAAACAAGTGAGATACATCTTTGGGAACTTCAACTACACCTGGCTCGACAGTGAACTTGCCGAGGTTGGTGGATCCTTCCACGTTGAATGGCAAAAGCATGCCAGCAACTACGCGGTCTTCGCTGGTGGCGATGAGGTCGCCACCGATGATGTGTGCTGTTTCAGTCATGGTTAGTCCTGAGTGTTAGGCCCGGTGGGGGCTGGTGTTGGTGTGAGGTAGTTTGCAAAGTCAAAGCGAACGCGCTGGCCACGGGGAACCACGTTGTCGAGGCTGAGTGCTTCCTCGATGGGTGATGCCCAGTAAGAGATCGTGTAGTCAAAGAGCTCGTTACGACGACCTTCCTGAGTTGAGTACGTCAGCGATGCTGATGCGGTGGAGCCATCCAGCAAAGATGCTGGGATGTTCAGGAAGTTTGCGAAGTCCAGGCGCAGTGCGTTGCGTCCTGATTCATATAGGTCAGTTGATTCAGCAGCGTGCGACTCGATGCGCATCGAGGCTGGCATGAACATGACTGCAGAGTCTGGGTTACGTCGTGCCTGTGCTACTGACTGGACAAAGGTCTTAGCCTCGTCCTGAGTCATGCCATGGTCTTCGACCTCTTGGAGCACCATTGCTGGGAAGGGGTTGCGAACCCGAGCAGCCCAAGCGTTCTCAGTTGAGAAAGCAGCAGCGATGGTGTTAGCAGCCATAGCCAGAAGTCCTGGACCAGGACCGGGGATGTAGATAACCTGGTCTGCTGGTGCAATGATGCCGTTGACTTCGATGAAACCGTCTTGGTTCACTGACCAGTCGTCATAGGGGATGGGCGTTGCGTCAATGGGCTGGCCCTCGTTGCCACGCTTGACTGCGAGCAATGATGCTTCATTGAAGATGAGATCATCGAGAATCATCTTGGTGCGCATTGCTGGTGAGATGCCAGAGTCTGAGCGATATAACCAAGTTGGCTGAGTTACAAGTTCTGTGTCGCCACGGTATGCACGCAGTGGCACGTTACCGATGATTGCGTGAAGGATTGCGCGACCCTTGGCAACTGCAGGGATCATCATGGCCTGAGCGCGAGTGACAGACTCAAATGCTGCAAGACCAAGAAGTTCATCAGCTACAAGAGCTGGAAGTAGGTTGCTCGAGCTTGACCAGGGAGATGCAATCTGAAGAGCTGAGGAAGTGTATGCAGGGTCCACCAGTGGCGTGTTAGTGATGCGCAGTGCGGTGAGTAAACCCATAAGTGCAATGTTCCGGATAACTCCGACAAAGCTATCTGGGTCGGCGTGTCTCAGTTGGTGAGCTTGTTGCGTTTCAGATACAAACGCAGGCCACCTTCTGCATCAGATGGGCTCACATCATGAGTATTTACTTGGTGCAATGCGCCTGAGTTATACGCTGCGATGCGATCCCATGCGAACGCGCTCCATACGTTGGGGCACTCGGTGCATGTCACGATCACATAGTTGTCAGATGGGTCGTACTTAATCACCGAACTTCTCCTGGTCTTTGAGTTCTTGTTGGCATCCCCAACACATCCAGATTTGACCCCACTCGAGTTTCAAATCTGCTGGCTTGTGTTCACACGATCCGAATGGATAAATGCTCATTCTGCAATCACTGGTCCTCTGTTCGATGGTGACTTGGCAAAGTGTTGGTCCCAGTTGCGCAGTGCTCGGGTGGCTGCGTCGAGGCAGGTGATGTCGTCGCTTGGTTGTCCTACTGTCCAGAGCCAGATGCCCTGGTCTCCTCGGACTTCGCGCTTGGCTGCGCGCATGACTGCATCGTTGAGGCCTACCTGGTCAAAGTGTGTGAGGTGGCCACGCTCGAGGTCACGCATGAGCTGGACACATCCTGCAGCGTTTTCGCGGTAGGTCTGAATTCTGAACCTTGGGCGAGGTGAGAGCATGAGTGCTTCTGTTGCCGTTGCCTTGCCTTCTGCGATGTCGTCATAAGCGATGGAAGAGCCTCGGTACTTGCTTGTAAGTTCTTGTGCTCGCTTGGGAATCCATGAGGTGCCTTGGCGATGTTCAACAACTTCGATGTATGCCTTGCCCTTGGAGTTACGCCAAGCAGCGACAATTGCAGCGACTGAACCACCGGGCTTGATGGCCATGCCAAATGCGACTCGAGCAGGGATAGCAACCTTGCGCTGTTGCGCTGCGTCTTCCCACTGATCTGCAGGGATAGCGACAACGCCATAAGTCTCAGGCCAGATGCTGAGGTACTCACGCGCCCATTGTGGTTTTGGCAGTTCGTTGTATCGCTCGCGCATGGTCTCGAGCGTGGTCAAGGTTCCAATACCTGGGTGTGTGTTAGAGATCAGTTCCATTGCCCTGGTCTCATCTTCGATGTCTTCCCACGGTGTTTCCTCAGGAGCTGCGTAGTCAATGATGCCCACGTTGGGGTCTTCATTTCTGCCGCGCTCGAGGTAGTCCCAGAAGATACCTACACGTGCCTCGCCTGCTGTTCCCGAGATGATGATGGATGCACCGGGGCGTGTATCTTGCAGTGGTCGGATAGCAGCCAAGAGAGCGTCACCCTCTTCAACCGGAATTTCTTGTGCTTCATCAATCCAAGAGACATCAGCAGCCTTGCCTCGGTATGCCTTGGCATCAGGTCGCAGGACAGTGAAGCTTGATCCGTTGTCAAAGTAGATGCCCTTGTTGACTTCACCCTTCATGATGCGGAAACCACGGCCACCAGTTAGACCAGGTGCAGAGTCCTCAAGGATGTCGTCACCAAAGAGTGCCTCAAAGCGTTGCTGACTCTTGGTCTTTGTCCTGACCTGGTTACGCAACCAAGGTGGTAGATCTAGGTCATCTGGTGGTGTTGCATCGTTGAGCTGCATAACCCAGTCGAGGAACTGTGCAGAACCTGCGATGCCTGACTGTGCAGAGTAAGTGACTTTGTAATTCGGTCGTCGCTTACAACGCCCAAGCAAGGTAAGGAAGATTGATGTGGTCTTGGTTGCTCGGCGTGGGATCTCGATAACATAGGCGCTCTTAGGAAGTGCCAGGGTGTCTGAGATTGCTAACTGCTGCGGTTTTACTTCTTGGCCTTCACGCAGATAGCCCATAAGTTCAGCGCCGGCAAGGAAGTCGAGCCTGTTCTCTTCAATGCATGCATAACCTGAGTGAAAGAGTGGGGGAATAACTGAATCCCTTTTCTCTTCCCAGTTTTTTAGAGAGAATTCCTTGCTACCCCGGGCGGAGAGTTCAGAGGATGTCTCAAAAAAAGCACTCATGATGATGCGTTACCAGTCTCGAAGGTCTTTAGATGTTCTTTGATTGCGCAGCTGCATAGCTCGACCGAGCTTGCCCCCGGCTCTGCGATTGCATGTGCGATGGGATGGTCCACAGTTCTTGATTGTTGTCTGCCCACCGAGACTGGCTGGGACGATGTGCCCAACTTCCCATTGATCCGTTGATGCCACTGGGCGACCGCAGTCCACGCATGGCCTGGGTAGTTGTGCCTTGATGATTGCTCGGACGCTGACCACGTGTGTCGTGTGCCTGGTCTTCTTGTGATGCCTGGACATTGCGTGCCTTTCGCATGATGATTGCAAGCGCGGTGAAGTAGACCACGACGATGATAAGTAACCAGATGGAATGTGGCATTAGTTGGTTCCTCTGTTCATGATGAGGACTGCATCTGTAAGTCCTTTGATGTATCCCTCACGTTGAGGGTCTGTGCCGATCATGTCGGCGTAATCGCTGAGGTTGTGTCGTTGCATGTTCTCAATGACTTTGATGATCTCTGCTGTGGCTTCTTGTCGTGACATAGGCATTAGTTTCACCAGGGGTTTCTTGTTGATTGGATGTGAGTTTCGATGTCTACTTCTAGATCTAGGAGTGCAGCTTCATAGCCCTGTTGCCATTGGTTCTGCAGCGCTTGCATGAGCTGAATTATGCGGAGCTCTAGTGCTCGTTGCATTATTTGCTCAGTGCCTTTGTCATCAGCTCGAGGAGCTTTGTAGATGCTTCATTGCCTGCTTTGAATGGGTTGACACCTTGAGGTGCTCCTTCATCGCCAGCTTTGTGGCCATGGTTCCAAGCGAAGTGTGCTGTCATCTCATTGAGTTCCATGATTGTTTTGATGTCTGCCTTGCTGAGTCTGTCTAGTGACATGGATCTAGTTCCTTCCTGCTTGTTTTTCCATCAGGTCTGCAGCAGTGCGCCATGCACCTATGCGTGTGCGCTCTACTGCGTCAATGACTACGTGTGCGAACTGTGGGTAATGAGGGTGGTCGTTCAAGTGATCTGCAAAGTGGTTGAGTGTCTGTGATGCCCACTGAATTTCTCTAACCATGTCTGCAGGGCGAGATGTGAGCGCAAACAGAGTTCCTAGTTGCTCTAACTCCTCAGCCAGCGAGCGTGAGCGAGCTTCTAACGTTGTGCCTGGTGTAGGTGAGGTCATGATGCAATCTCCAATCTGTGAGCTGGATATGTGCATCTAAGGCACCATCCAGTTTCCTTGTCGTATTCGTGGATTTGAGGTGGCCTATTAACTAGAGTTTTTTCTTTAAGTTGAGTGGTTGGGTTAAAGGATGGTTTGGGCGGTGCTGACACCGCGGGGGGGGCGGTGCTGACACCACCGGGCGGTGCTGACACCGCGGGGTGGATATCGTGCTCTTCCTCGAAGGTTATGAGGGGTTTTCTGGTGTCTCTGTGGTTACGTGAGTGGTCACAGTGAGCTGGGCATGAGAGCAGGAATTCATAGAAATTGGGTCGTAGTGCGTCAACCATGTCTGTGGTGCCACCTGCTTGAATGTGGCGCTTGATTTCGCCCAAGTCTTCGAGTGTCTGCAGCGCTCTCTGGATTCCTCTGCGATCTAAACCGCCTGCATACTTCTTGAGCGTTGCCACGCTTGGCCAAGCTCCACCATCACCATCGTGATTAGCAATACCAAGAAGAATGAGCTTTGCTGAGCCTTTAGCGCGACTGTGGTGAAGAGCTATGGCAATACTCTCGACACTCATGCGTTGCCTCTTAGGTCATAGATCTCTTCTGCGTAGTAACGACGATGGCCAGATGGAAGTTTGAGGCACTCAATGCGTCCAATGGCTGCCCAAAGTGAAAGTGTTTTTACTCCAACACCAAGAATCTCTGCTGCTTCAGCCGGTTTCAGTAATGCGCTGAATTCCGTTTTAGACGTTTTTCGCATAACGCCGACTATATACGGTTTTCGCATATTCTGACAATTTCCCGTTAATGATGCTTTTGGCGTGTCGTGTATTCCGTTTTTGCCGTATTCTCTAAATATGTCAGTAACAAACATCCACACAACTAAGTCCGATAAGGGCCTTGATTATGAGGTCAGTCGTCGTGTAAACATGCTCATGTGGGACCGCAAGCGAACTCAGGGTTCTGTAGCTCAAGAGCTAGGAATCACTCAGAGCACATATTCGCGTAAGGTTCGAGGTGTGCTTGGATGGAGCGTTGCTGACCTGGTAGCGGTCTCTGCAGCGCTTGGAACAACCATCTCTTACTTGGTGGGGGAGTCAGACAATCCTGACGATCCAAAGTCCCCCCGGCAGGAATCGAACCTGCGACCAAGAGATTACTTGGCAGTTGTTTCA